GTAAAGTCAACCCACCTAGAGTGATATCTACTATTAATGGTAGTGATAAAGCCGCTTATTCTAAGTATATCTATGCTTTTGCTGAAGTTTTAAAGCAACAAGACTGGTATGCTTTTGGCAAGTCACCCTGTGAAATAGCTGAACGCGTTTCTTTAGTATGCCAGCAAGCCATAAACGATGTGGCTAACACTGATTTCCATAAATTCGACGGACATGGATCAAATGTCATGCGTCATTTGGAACAAATGGTGTTATTACGGGCCTTTAGAACGTGCCATCACGATACTTTGCTAGATCTTCATAGAGGTCAGTCAAATCTTAAAGCATTCACTGTTATGGGAATTGAGTATTTAACCTTATTCTCAAGGTTATCAGGCTCCCCAGATACAGCCACGTTCAATGGGACGGTTAATGCTTTTGTGGCTTACTTGGAGAAAAGGCTTACCCGGGAAGACGGATCAAGTTATACCCCTCAAGAGGCGTGGAACGCTCTTGGTATATATGGTGGTGATGATGGATTGTCAATTGACGTGAATCCGGCTTGTGCTAAAAGAGCGGCCAAAATGATTGGGCAAGACTTGGAAGTCGAGCCCGTTAATCGAGGGGATCTTGGAGTAAAGTTTCTCGCCCGTGTCTATTCACCTAATGTGTGGTACGGCGACCTTAATACGTGTTGTGACTTGCCTAGGCAACTCACTAAGTTACATGTGACAATTAATTTGGGTCACAAAGTCACTCCGGAAATGAAATTTCTGGAGAAGATGCGCGCTTATTTCTTAACCGATGAGAACACGCCTATTTTAGGCGACGTTGTTCGGCGAGCACGTTATCTTCTTGAAGCTGACTTTGAAATGGACAAATTGACTGCGCCGATGAGGCCGTGGGGTAGCGACGTCCCTAAAGACGTTCAATACTTCAACGATTCAGCAGATTGGATGATGGACTATGTTTACACGGTCCTGCCAGAAGCTGACGTCCTGGCGTTTGTTGCTTGGGTAACTTCTTGCAATACGTTGCAAGATCTCATGAAACCACCACTACTACGTGAAGGCACTCCAGCCGAGTCAAGCGTGCCCGTAGTCGTTGATGATGAGATTCTGCCTAGGTCTGGTTGCGTTAAAAGAGCAACTAAAGGAGGAAAGTCTGCGGAGACAAAACCTCGCGAGATTAGAGCCAAAGAGAGTACTCCCTCGGGGAAGGTCTCAGATGGCAAACAGAAACTTACTCCTGAGGAATTCGAAGCTTGGAAAGCTAAGAAGATAAAAGCGGGTACTTGGCGTGAAAATAATCCGGGCAGCAAGTAAGCTGCTCGCTTGCGCATGTGAGGGGTCGACTCGGAGGCCCCAGTTTTCGAAATTTTATAATTACATGCGCAATATGAAAACTAATAATCTTAATAAGAGAAATAACTTTACACCAGCAGGAGGAAAACCTGTCCAAAAACCTGTGACAAAACCAACTGCGCGTACGAACCAACGCGTGAAACCAAACCAAAATGTTGCCTCTCCCAAGTTGCCAGAGTCTGCCAGATCTAATCCTCTCCACGTTAAACAAAGTGGAGGCGGTAAGGGCAAGATTCAAAACAACTTAAAGAAGAAGTCACCTTGGTATGCGGCTATACAGAACCCTGCACAAGGGAGTGGTATCAAGATCCCGGATGATGTTTCATTGCAAACTGGCACAGTCCAGTGCTCTCTTGAGACATCTTTCACATCTAACGCTGACGGCTTAGGTGGTATCCGGACTGTATCTTTACACCCTAACCAACATGTGTCAGTGATTCAAGGTGAGCCGAATGGATTCAACTATGAGTTTCTAGTAGACACGTCCACTGATAAGACCCTTTCATGGGGTAGCACAGCTCAACCTGAAGTATATTACCCCTTTCCAACGAATCCTGTTTTAAGCAGTTATTCTAGAGGGGTTAGAGTAACTTCAGCGGCTCTGTACGTCCAACCAGAAGTTTCACTTGGTACTTCCCAAGGTGAACTCATAGTTGGATTTGTCCCATGGTACATCAATGGAACTCCTCTATTGGAACAATATCGAAATATGTTCGGATCGTCTATCATGCCGCTTAATGTTTGTAAGCCCATGAAAACCCTCTGGACACCCTTGTCGTATGATTTGCAAACTTATTCATCATTTTATGATCCAGATGCTACAGCTCTGGGTCTAGGACCTGGGGAATGTCCCAATTGGTGCCTTTTCGCTTTTGTGAATGGCGCTTTTGGGGATCAAACATTCCGCGTCCGCATAGTGGTGAATTATGAATTTGTTCCAGAATCAAACGCAATAGATATTGTCTCTGCCAATCCTTCACCTTCGGACAATACGGAGGTGGACTTGGTGGAATCATGGGTTGCTTCTGAACCAGCTACCAAAATGTCTACGAACCAGGAGATGTCTGCAGCTCCTGGCGCTTCTATCCTTGCCAAGAAACCGCAAGATGGGGGACAAACTGGTTTTGGAATGTTTGTTGATGTCATCAGCGAAGTGTTACCCTACATTGAACAGGGTTTAGAGATTGGCAGTCTTCTGCTGTAACACTTCACTGAACATACAGTCTGACCGTTATGGTCACCGGCAACTAACAGCTTGAAAACCTGTTTTGTGAAGCATGGGACTGGGCGAAGAGTCCCAAATCTCGTGTTTACCGGACACACTAAAATAAAGTGTAGTAAGGCTAATGTGTGAACTGTTTCTTATTCTTATTTCCGAGAGTCG